GGTTTATTCATCGTAATTTTATTATAGAATCCAAAAATTCAACAAACGGCGCATATGACCTAAATGATAATTTTACATTGGGTGCCGGCGCACGAATTAAAATTGCAAGTCGGGTATGCTTAATTGGAGATTATACACAGGTGTTTGGTGCGTATTACAAATCAAACGCAGATCGTCAAATGCCGCTAGCGTTGGGCGTAGAGCTCGAAACCGGAGGGCACGTATTTAGCTTAATTTATACAAATGCATCAGCTATTATAGAAAACAACTTACTTACACAAACAACCGATTCATGGATAAAAGGCCAAATTAAATTTGGATTTTGTATTTCACGTACATTTTCATTTCAGCATTTGGACTAGCACGCATGCCATTTTCCGGACATCCACACATAGATAATTTTAGCACGGAGGATACTGTTTTTTTTCTTAGTGCATTCACGCTTTTTTGCATTGCAGTGGAGTCTGCGCCATCTTATTTATTGCATTTATTTCGTTTTGGATTTAAAAACGCATCGGTCCAAGTCACCACAGAGGCTTTGCCACATCAGCAAAGGGCAAAAACCGTGGGCTCACACGCGTCCACTTGCGCCAGGATTTAAGCGCGGTGACGTTCATCATGCGCGAATCTCCATAGCATGAGAGGTGTAAAAGCCGCTTGATATTTTCTGGGTGCGGCAGATCTGCATGGTCTGCATCACCTGATTCTCGCCAATGAGTCTACGCAGATGCTGCTCCGAGACCGGGGCAATAAAGGGCGCACGATCCTTGCGCGGGAAAAGCTTGCCCACAGAGATCATTAAAGAGAAAGGTGTTGTCGTACATCTTACAAACTTTACCCCAAGAAAAAATTGAATCGTTTGATAGTTTAAAATTTTCTTCTTAAGTTTGTCCCATGAGTGTTAACAAACGAATCCTAACTCGGGAACAGACTTTAGAACATTTAGAAAAGAAGACGTTGTCTGAGCTTTACGCAAAGGTCGATGTCTTTATTTTCTATGATGACATAGCTCATCGTGTTTTTGATATGTTTGTGGGTGGGATGAATGAGACACAAATTAAAAAACTTATCAAAAACAAACTTTAGTTATGAAGTGTATCAAAGCCTTGAAACCGAACAATGGGTACAAAGTCGGTACCATTTTAAGAACAGACGAATTAACTGCCGATATTCGTGTATCGGGTGGGGATTGGATGTTCATCCCCAAGTCAGAATGGAAACTCGAGACCCGTGGAGAAGTGGTTCCACAAGAGACCCCCACTGAAAAGGGGGGTAAGAAGAAAAAAAGTAACAAAAATCAGGTAGAACCCCTATAAAATGGAGGGTGTTGACCTAAAAAAGTTTCTTTTTAAGATTGAAAGACCTACTTATATTGGGTATATTTCCCATTACATTCTAAAACGCTCATTGGATGAGACACAAGAATTAATTGATAAGTTGGTCGACGAAGGACTTGTAGGGGAATCTGAATGGGTAAAAAAATACTATTATTACAAAAATGAAAACGAAAGTAAAACTTGAATATGTGTGGTTGGATGGATACCAACCCGAACCAAACCTTAGAAGTAAGGTAAAGGTCATTGACCTTGACCATACCCATAAACTGATTCTTTCGGATTGTCCTGAGTGGTCCTTTGATGGGTCTTCAACCCAACAAGCCGACGGACATTTTTCGGACTGTATTTTGAAACCCGTTCGGATTTACCCGAACTTCCTTAACAAAGGATACCTTTTATCTTTCTTTGTAATGTGTGAGGTCATGAACCCTGATGGAACACCCCACAAGTCCAACACCCGAGCAATCGTTGGTGACGAGCAAGAAGATGTATGGTTTGGGTTTGAACAAGAGTACACCATCATCGAAGATGGACGACCACTTGGATTTCCCAAGAATGGTTACCCCGCTCCTCAGGGTAGATATTACTGTGGAGTTGGAACCAACCAAGTCAATGGACGTGAGTTTGTGGACGAACACATGGAGATGTGTATCAAAGGAGGGATTGATATCACTGGTACCAATGCTGAGGTTCTTCTTGGTCAGTGGGAATACCAAGTATTCAGTAAGGGAAAACTAAAGGCTGGTGACGACCTATGGATGTCTCGTTACATCCTCCAACAACTCAGTGAAGAAAAAGGATACGAAATTGAATTCCACCCCAAACCAGTTCAAGGTGATTGGAACGGTTCAGGACTTCATTGTAACTTCTCCAACGATAAGATGAGAGAAGAAGGTGGCGAGGATTATTTTAAAAACATCTTCCGTTCTTTTGAATCCCGTCACCAAGAACACATTAAGAATTACGGTTCAGACAACAACCTACGTCTGACAGGTAAACACGAGACTCAGTCAATCGACAAGTTCAGTTGGGGAGTTTCTGACAGGGGGTCTTCCATTCGTGTACCGCTATCTACGGCAAAAGAGTGGAAAGGGTACGTTGAGGACCGTAGACCAGCGTCGAATGGAGACCCCTACAAAATTGTAAAAGTTATCGCAGATGCTCTGGACTTTGCCCTACATTTGGATAAAATTAACTATAACATGACCGCTAAGGTTGACGTAGAGAAAGCTAGAGAAGCTCTTGCTTACCTTGGGGGACATGATTATGAAGAAGAAGAAAGAACAATCGATAACATCGGAAGAGAGTAATGGGAAAACCTTATTTTGAGCAACGGCTCACGTACACATCGGACGGACGTCTTATGGACGAGGATGGAAATGCTATCATGATGGAGTGGGAGAGACCCATCATGGAGAAAAGTGCGGAGATTGTCTGCCGAAATAAGGGAAGAGTTCTGAACGTTGGGTTTGGGATGGGTTTGATTGATTCGTTTATTCAAACTCATGGTGTCGATGAACATTGGATTATCGAACCTCATCTTGATGTCTTCACCAAAATGATGGACGACGGATGGCACCTCAAACCCAACGTCAGGATTCTACATGGAGACTGGCAATGGTTTATGAAATACCTACCCAAGTTTGATGGGATTTACATTGACACTTGGGCGGAGGAGATTTGGGACTTCCAACGAAACGTTCCAAACATGCTCAAACCCGATGGTATCTTTTCTTTCTTTAATAACCCAAGAGGTGATGAGAATGGAATTCATATGACCCAAACTGAGTTTGATATTTTAACTCCGATTTGTAATATTGAATACGAGACCATGGAAATCCCTTCCATTGATGGACATGAGCGTCAAACCAACAACGGAGGTTTCTATTGGCATTCTGAATGGAAAACTTATCATTGTCCAATTCTAACACTGAAAAAATAAACAACCTATGAGTGAAATGGTAAACCACCCTCGACATTACGGAGGGGAAAATAATGTTTATGAAGTTATCAAAATTATCGAAGCCCTTGAGATGGATTTTCATCTCGGTAATACTTTTAAGTACATCGCTCGGGCTGGTAAAAAAGAAGCAGACAGAGAAATCCAAGACCTAAAGAAAGCCCTTTGGTACTTGGAAAGGAAAATTCAACTACTTGAGAACAAATGATATTTTACCTCTTGATGGGTATTCTTGTATCATGGTTTATGGATTGGTTGACTTTCAATACCCCCTATCAACTCTCTAACTGGGAAAGATTTCTCATGGTGCTGATTTGGCCCTTGATGTTTATCTTTATCGCTTGGAAATTTATAAAAGAATTTATTAACAATGAATGAAGATTATGTCGGTAAGGTCATCAATGGTGACTGTATCGAAGTTATGAAAACCATGGAGGAAGGCTCCGTGGATTTAATTGTGACCTCACCCCCATACGGTGTTGGTATCGAATATGATGTACACCAAGACGATATGGTGTGGGAGGAATATGTAAAATTTACATATTCGTGGATGGAACAAGCCTTCCGAGTCCTAAAAGACGACGGACGTATTGCCCTTAACATTCCTTATGAAATCAATCGTCAAAGTAAGGGGGGTCGTATCTTTATGGTCTCTGAGATTTGGCAGATTATGAAGAAAATTGGTTACAAGTTTTTCGGGGTTGTTGACTTGGAAGAAGAATCTCCACACAGAAGTCGCACCACAGCTTGGGGGTCTTGGATGAGTCCATCTGCCCCGTACATCTATAATCCAAAGGAATGTGTCATCTTGGCGTACAAGAAAAACCACATCAAGAAAGTTAAGGGTGAACCTGAGTGGGTTGGTGAACTCGGGGAACGTGAGGACAAGAATGGTGTTATGAAACCCAAGACTTTCTACACCGAGGAACAAAAACGTGAGTTCATTGATTTGGTGTTTGGTCAGTGGCATTACTTTGCCGATACAAGAAGTCTCACCAAGGCAACCTTCTCAATGGATATTCCAACTAAGGCAATCAAAATCTTGACTTACAAGAATGACTTGGTGTTGGACCCATTCGCCGGTTCGGGTACTTCAATGGTTGCTGCAGAGACTCTTAATCGCCGTTGGATTGGTATTGAACTCAGTCCAAACTATTCCAAAATTGCCAATGAAAGGGTCGGATTTTTTGTTCAACAGAAACGTCAACAAGTGTTGGATTTTAAAAAAGAGGAAGAATAGATTGTTGAAAACTATGCCATCAAAAAATTTGACTGGTGAGTTTTTTATTTGTATCTTTACACTCTAAAACCCTTTTTACTATGACAAGTATTGATATTGTTAACCTTTTTGGTTGGTCGATTCTGCTCGTTGCTTGGGTGACCAAATGGTACCTCACTCGCAAAGAAGATAGAATGTCTGAACAACTTAACGAAAAAATTCTCGTGGCAAAAACACCTGAGGAAATAAACGAAGTGGAAAAAATGTTCATTGAACTTCACGACAAACGTTTTGGACTCACAGGTTCATATGGAATCTCACTTCAAATTTTAGTCTTTGGGCTTGGTTTGTTCATCGCTAACTTTATCCATTTAATCACAAAATAAAATGACAATTAAACAAGCACTCAAAGAAAAAAACAAGCTCACCAAACAGATTCAATCTTTGGTGACTCGTATCCAAAAGTACAACTCTATGGAGGAAGGTTCTGTTAGAACCTATGAGCCACGAGAGGACATGGATACCCTAACCCAAACTGTTTCTCAATTGGTTATTCTTAAAACTCAGATTCACCAAGCAAACACAAAGGTGTATGATAAGATTTTCCGTTTGTCGGAGTACAAAGGATTGGTAAAGTACCTACGAGTCATCGACTGCACCGAGGGTAAGACCAACGAATCTCGTAGAT